GGCTCCAGGCCAGCATCCTGCCGCGCGGCTTCCACCTTCTTCGCGGGGGTGTTGGCTGCGGGCTTCTTAGCCTCTGCGGCCTTTGCCGCCTGGACTGCGGTAACGGTCGATGCCTGCCCCGTTGGCTCTTGAAGGTAGGCTTCGATCTTCGGATTCTCTTCGCCCGCCTTGTTGACGTAGCTACCCGTCTCAATGTTGACCCGCCGACCCTGGAGCTTGCCTTCGTCCCAATCCTCACCGCGGATCGGAGGCGCGACACCAGCCGCGCGGGCAACGGCGCTAATCTTCCCCAAGAAGTTCGTTGGGATCGAATCGAACACGCGGTAGCGCCCGTGTTCGTGGATGACATCGATCCAGAGGGAAAGGCAGTCGCCGCTGGGGTTGCGCTCGTTGACGCGCCAGCCCGGCTTGATTTCCGACCGCTCAATCGTGGCAAGGTACTTGCCGTGAGGAAGGCAACCCTTCGGGGCTTGCGCCTGCTCACCAACAACATCCGTAGGAAACTCATCCCAATTGATCCTCATCCGTGAATCTCCGGTTTCGCCTGTTCTCCGATCTTCGCCGCGCCGTCCGTGGCGATTTGCTGAACCTCAACCAAGAATCGATCAACGCTCATTTGGCCGAAATCAAAAGACCGTAGCGCCCGCCGAATCTCCTCAACACGGCTTTCGCGTTGAGCTATCGCCGCGGCATCTTCCGCCGCCTTCTCTTTGCGCCGGGCCCAGGGGGTCTTGTCATGCCACGGCATCGGTTGCCCCCTCCCGCTTCCAAGCTGCGGCCTCCGCAAGAATCTTGTTGGCAGCGACCAACGCATTGCGGACAACGAGGGAAGTGTCGATGCTCCCCAGGGTTCGCGTTGCCCAATCGCAATCGGTCAAGACGCGACGAAGGGACGCAACCAACAGCGGCGCGTATTCCGCGATCTGCTCATCATTAGGGCAGGGGGGAGGAACGCTATCCCTCAACTCACAGAAGGAATTGAACATGCGCGACCGATCCTGAATCGATCTCCTGCGGCGCTGCGCCATCTCCTCCAGAGGATCGAGCGGCTTTTGGTCCCGCTCCTCTTCGCTCAACTCAAACTGTGTACGCGGTGGCTGGTTCATCTGGCCTCCTGGGGGATCAAGAGCGCCGACAGTTCGACCGTCTCCTCTGCGGTCAATTCCCCTTCCTGGGCAAGCGCCTCGAGGCGCTGCCGAAACTTTGCGGCGACCACTGGAGTAACACCAGCGGCAATGGCTTCCTTCGCGCGGGCATAAGCCGCGGATCGGATGGGAGGAGCTGCGGGAATCTCATGACCCGCCGCAAGCCATGCGGCAAGCCGCTTGCCCGTCTCAACGGAGATCGGCTTGGGGTCAGTGTTAAAGAGGTTCGTTCGATCCTTCGACACGGTTGCGAAGTGACCGTCGTGAACGAGGTCGAGAACGATAGTGAACTCGTATTCGACACCGTCGCGCGTCTCGGTTTTCATGCCGAGTTTGACAACCTTTTTTCGCCCGTTCTCCTCGACCTGGGCGGTTTCGGTCTTTGCCCTGCCAGTGGCGATGATGTGCGCCGATGATCGCAGCATGGCATCGATGAAAGCCCGATGCCTGGGCGTGATCTCTGAATAGGCGCTCCAAGTGTTGCCCTTGAACTTTGCCCGCGCAACCTCGTCAACCAGTTCCAAGCAACCGCCCTTGCCCGACCACTCATGGGAGATCGAGTCAACTACGATGACTTCGTACCCAGCCGCTTCCGCGGTCTGAATCGCATCAATGTAGGACTCCGGGGTGAACGGAGGTTTCAGATCGATCACATCGAAATCATGGAGCGAATCGTAGATATCCGAACTGCCTTGCTCGGTATCGATGATCACGCAGCGCCCGCCCAAACCCTTTGCAATCAAGATCGCTCCCCAGGTCTTTCCGCTGTTGCTGGGCCCCGTGAGAAGCAACCGTAATTTGGTTGCCGATCTCTTGGCCTTGCGAATCTGAATCGTCATTCCTGTTTGTCCTTCCTGTTTCTGGTAATTGGAAAACCCGCTCGCCGGTCCATCGGTCTGCGGGACTGCGTCCGTACGTTGCCGAATCCAATCGGCTCCGATCCGCTGCCAGCCGTGGCCGCGGGCCCGTCCTTGGTCAATCGATGTTGCTGGGGTCAAGGTTCAGAACGTCCAGCGGGATGCCGTCATACTTCGGGGGGTCGATGCACTCTGGCCCCACCGAAATCCAGGCCCCGCTAATCTCCACAACCACCCGACCCGGTTCCGCCGATTGCACGATGCCGCGAAAGCGCCGCCCGCCAGCGCTCCCCGTGACTTCCGCCCCCTCAAGAGGAAGCGGATAACAGCCGCTCGCCTCAATCATCCCCGTAACCGCACCCAGGTATTCACAGTTATGCGCGTCCATTACTTTTCTCCTTGAGCTTTTCGGCTTCCCGTTCCCTCGCTTCGATACGTCGAAGCAATTCAGTTCGCCAGATATCGAACTCTGGCGCGTCTATCTCAATCTCAACCACATCGCTATTGATGGCAGCAACGCGGATAAAAACGTCGTTTGCTTTGTCCTCGCCTTGCAGCGTGATTGACTGACCAAGGTTGCGCGATAGTCGAAGCATGGTCAGTTCCTCAAATCGTCTTTGTGATGGAGCGCCTTACCCAGCGAGCAACGGCGCTGAAGCTCCGCGATCTTTGCCGCGCTTCCAGGGATGCAACGGGAGGGGGGAACGTTGCCCATCTCCTCCCAAACTTCATCGCGGATCGATGTCAACTCTTCGATGGCACGGCAAAGAGTGTCATCGAGGATCGATGAATCCCCTTCGGCGGCGCGGGCTGCGTAAGAATCGCCCTCTAGTCCCGATCCGCCTGCGCGTTTCGGGTCGCCGTAAAGTCCGACTGTGTGGCAAAGTTGAGCATGAACGTGAACGACTCTTCGGAGCCATTGCGCAACCTTCGCGGGCACCGCTGCCGCGATGCGAGTGCGCCGACCCTCTGCGTTGCCCTGAATGATCGGCGCGTCCCGCCGCTCTTTCTTGCGTGTCGTTCCTCTGGTGCCCAGTTGGCTGCGATCTCCGCAGCGGCGGCGAGAATCTCTTGCTGCGAGGGATCGCCGGGCATCTGTTCGCAACAGGCATCCGCAACCATTCCCCAAGTCACGGCATAGCTCCGCGATATGAGCCCAGCGATCCTCTCGATTGGCACCCCTTGCCGATACCATTCCGCCAGTTGCGACGGCTGGACGCTGACGCGCATTGGTTGCTCCATGCAATGAAGCGCAAGAGCGCGAGACGTTGCGAACGCTGGCCTTTCGGCCCCTCGTCAACGACTTGCCCAACGGGGCTGCGTCCTTGCTCATATCCATTCCCCAGGCTTTCCATTCGCAACCGTGTTTCGCGGTTGGATGGGGGGGATTTCTAAGGGATGCCTAGAAAATCGTCAAGGGCATTTCCTAGGGGGGCCTAAGAAATGCTTTTTTGTGGCAGGATGATGCCGTTTTCACCCCTCTTGAGGCGGCGCAGCGCGCCGGAAAAAATGCCCACCGCACCAACCGAAATCATTGACGCGCTTCAGGCTTCGATCCGCCTTCACTGGACCGCGGTCGAGAACTACCTAAGCCAAGCGGAACACGTCGCGCGATGGGGGTACGGACTGCTTGCCGAACGGTTCCGCGGGGATGCCGAAGAGGAGAGGGGGCATCTCGTCGCGCTGATGGCGCGCTTGGAATACTTCGATGCCGCGCCGTCGTTCGTCCACCAGTTCCCCGTTTGGCCGCGGCACGATGTGCCGGGCATCCTCGCCTACGATCTGGAGCTTGAGCGCAAAGCCGCGGAGGTCGAACGCGCGAACGTCATCGCGGCCCGGGCCTACGGTTGCGAAACCACCGCGGGGATTTTCGCGGCGCTCCTCAAGGATTCGGAGGAGTCAATCGGGAGGATCGAAGCCGATCAAAGAGTGATCGAGGCTATTGGCCTGGAGAACTGGCTACCCAACTACATTGGCTAGCGGGCCCGGGGCCAGAGACGATCCAGAGAAACCCCCAGGGCATCCGCCAGAGCGCGGAGCGTGGAAACCCTGGGGTCAACCGTATCGCCCCCGACGATGGCATAGACAGAGACTTCCGACAGGCTTGCCGCTGCGGCAAGTTGCTGAACGTTCATCCCGCGGGCTTTCGCGTAGCGAGTGATCCGCTCCCCCGCTGGGCAAAGGGGGCGGGACCGGGGGCGACCCTTGCCCCGCGGTTTTTCGCTTGCCGTTGCCATTTGGGCTAACTCCGATTTGCCCCACCGGGGGGGGTCTGCGTAGATTCTTTTGGAATACACCCCGCTGGGCTCGAACCAGCAACCTTCGGTTCCGTAGACCGATGCTCTAAACCCCCGCCGGGGGGGTAGCGCCCCCGTATTGGGCTGCGCTTAGTAGGAGCGGGGATGAACAAAAGGGCAAGGAAGCCTCAACAAAGGGAGCTTCCTAGATGTCCACCGATAAAATGACGCTCTCGCGGTATCTCCGCGAGGACTATTGCTTGACCCACGAAATCGGGGTCGAAACCCAGCGGCAATACGAAATCGCCGTGCGGCTGTTTGAGCGCTGGAGCGGGGGCCCGGTCCCTCTTTCCGCCCTCGATCCCCTCAAGGTGTCCGCTTGGCTCCGCGATCTTTCCGCGGATCGTTCCCCATCGACCGTGAGGGCAAAGCGGGTTCAGGTCATGTCCCTTTGGCGCGCCGCCGCAGACGATGGGCTTTGCTTGCCTCCCCTTCGCAGAGTGCGAAGTGTCCGCGTCCCCGCGAAAGACCCGGTGGCCTGGACCCACGCGGATGTTTGCCAACTCCTAGCGGCGACTGCCCGCCTTCAGCGCTGGCACCCCTGCGGCCTGCGCCGTTCCGATTGGTGGGCCCTCGCGGTACGGGTCGCCTGGGATACGGGCCTCCGCTGGGGAGACATGGTCAGCATCCGCGTTGACCAGATCAACGAGGGAGGGGTTTTGCGGATGACTCAATCGAAAGTCCAGCGCCCAATCCTCTGCCAGCTTTCCCTGGGGACGTTCGCAGCCGCGAGGGCATCGGTTGATCGTTGCCCCCGGGGCATCCTTCTTCCCTGGGCAGGGAGTCACGAAACCTTTTCCCAACAGGTTTCCCATCTGGTCAGGCTCGCAGGCATCCGCGCGGGAACGTGGAAATGGCTTCGCCGCGGATCGGCAACGGACGTTGAGCTAATCGAGCGCGGCGCGGCAACGGCTCACCTAGGGCATCGTCCAGGGTCGCGGATCGCTGCGGACAACTACCTCGATCCCGCGATCCTTGGAGCCAATCGCCCCGCCCCCCGGGAACTTCGCTACGGTTGACGAGTGGAGATTGTCGATTTAGGATTGGCGGTCCTCAACTCCCAGGAATGACCCAAATGAAAATCGACCCTGCCCAGTACGTCCGCGTGGGAACCGCCGCAAAGCTCATGAACGTGACGAGGGCCTACGTCAATCGATTGATTGCGGACAACCGATTGCCAGCCATCGAAATTGACGGTCAAAACTTCGTCCGCGAAAAAGACGCGCTGGCCTTTGAGCGGCAACCGGGCATGGGGCGACCGAAGAAAGACGCATGAAGAACAACCCGCAATGGATGCTCGTTCTCGATGACGATGGCAAGCGCACCCCGTTCGCGGGAGTCAACTTTGCCAACCGTCCAGGCCCTCCGCTCCCGCGGCCTGGGCACCCTATCCGCATCAACGGGGGGTTTTTCTTCGTCTCCTCCATCACTCCCCTAACCGCGGACTACCAGCGGCTAGAGGTTGTCGTGATGAAGACCAACCGGGACGATTTCGCGGAATTGGCTGGGCTGAAATCCAAGCCTAGGCCCCCCCGCCGCAAGCGCTTTCGCGGCTGAAACCCCAGCAACTCCGGGGTTTTTCGCTTTCCCGAAAAATCTTTTCTCAACCCCTTGCCATGCTATATCCGATTGGATACAGTAGGGCAGACGAGAACGAAACCCAGGAACAAAGGAACCTCGACCATGACTCACCGCGTCACCCGCAGCACGAAGAACGGTTGGACGAAGACTGACCGCTACACCTACACCCACGTTTCGGGCCTGCGGGTTGTCCGCAACGTCAACACGAATCGCTGGACGGTCGCCGGGGCTTCGGCCAATGACGGTGCCGAATACAAAACCCTTTGGCTTGCCATGTATGCGGCCAACAAGACCGCAGCGGAATGGGCCTGACCCCAGGCCAACCCGCCCCGGGCTTTCCGGGGCGGGTCAGGATCAAACCCCAGGACGAAAGGAACCCAGCCGATGAACCCCCTTGAAAGCCGTATCGCTGCCTTGACCGTTGCCCAGATCATCGACGTTCTGCGGGGCCTCGTCGCGGACACCAGCGACGAAGCCGCGAGGGTCACAACCGCTTGCCTTGCCCGCCTCTATCGGACGATGCCCGAAGCGGAATACTGCAAGCTTTGCGACGAACTGTACGGGGCCTGGGGTTGATGACCCGCGGCGCGTTGCCGCGGGCTGCAGGATGACACCAAACAGAGGGACGAACGATGATTGAGTCTGCACCCAACAAAACTACTTGCGTTTTCTATGTTCCGCCTTGCGATTACACAACGGACATTGAACCCGTAGCCGTCTTGGTCACAAGAGCCCACGAATCGAAGCCGAACCTTTACCGATGCAAGCGTCCCGCCAATCATTTGATGAGACGGGAAACATTTGATTGGGTTCAGGGCTCAATGCTTTTTGGCACCGAAGCCGAAGCTTGGGAGGTGATTGCTCAACGCCTTGAGCGCGTTGCCAACGATTTCCGATCCGCCGCCAACAAAGCCGCAGCAATGCACGTCGCTTCTGTTGTCGCTGCTTGCGCCCGCAACGAATCCACCGACTGCCCCGATGCCCACACTTGCCGTCACGGTGTCGACGGTTGACCCCTAGCTCGCCCTCATCGAACCCCAGGAAAAAAAGGAACCCACCATGACCAACCTTGCCCAACTGACACAGCAACTCAACGAGGCCCGCGAAGAACTGAGACGCCTTGCGGCTGGCTACAGCGTTCCAGACGTCACCGCGGAGGAGGTTGTTGATTTAATCGGGTCTGCGCAAGATTTCGCGGCCTTCATGGAAGACCAAATGAACCGCAGGTTTACCCGTTTGGGCTTGCTAGATATCGAAGATTCGGTCAACGGCTGGTTTGAGTACGCAGACAAGGTTGCCGCCCGCCGCGGGGAGGGTTGATCCCTAGCCCGCCTGCCTGGACACATTTGGTCCAGGCTTGCACTTCTCGCAGGGGGCCCCCTTCGCTGCCTTGCACCCGCAGGAAGCCGGGCACGGGCACGGCTCGACAACCCGCCCGTTGGGAATCCCCCCGGAGCCTCCGCATTTGCACCCTACGGGGCATTTGCCCACGGGGGGATTCGGGGCAGGGGCGGGGGGCTTCGGCCCCGGAGCGGGGCTATCCGGGGCCATGGCAGCATATGCCGCGATGACTGCGGCTTGGCAGCGGGCATCCTCAACCGCAACCGCGGAGGGATCGGCGGACAGGGACGCGAGGAGGGCGATTAGGGAGCGGTAGAGCGTCATCGCGGCCCCGTTTCGTCTTTGTCCGTAAACCAAATGCCTAGCAGAACCGATGCCACAACAATGAAAACGAAGACCAGCATCACCAGCCCTCCCGATGGTTGAGGACTCGATGCCCCGCAGAATCCACCGCGGGGGCCTGGACGATGCCATGCCGCCCTTCTGGCTCCCGCTGCGGGTGGAGGACCGATTGGGCAACCGGGGACTCCTCCCCAGCCAGCGCGACGAACAGCCCCCACCGCGCGGCAAGCGCCGTGAGCTTGGCTAGCCCGCGGAGGACGGGGCGCGCGGGGATCGGCTCTGGCCTCACCGGGGACGCTGGGGACGATGCCAGCCACCAGCCGAAAGCGACCGCGAGAAGGAACGCAACATACGGGGGGCGCGTCGGCATCGTTTCACCTCACCAGGGATTCAACGGGAAGGATCGGGGCAGGCTCAAACCATGCCCCGTGATCGATGGGAACTGGCTCCCAGTTGTCCGAAGTCGAAAAGCTCCAAGAGTCTCCCGCAGCCAAGACCGCTTCGGCATCGGCGCGGCTTATCCAAAACGACCCGTCCGGTTGATCGGGCGGATATTTTGCGCCCCCCTGGGGAGGCCATGCGCCAGACCATGAGTTAAGAACCAAAACCCCGTCGCGCGGGCTTCCGTTCTTCTGCCATCTCAACCCCGCTAGGCACATCTGGTGGGGCCACGTTCCGTTCCGCGGGATGAATCCATGGGCATCTCTGGCGCTGGCCTGGAATCCAACGTTAGACGCAATCGTCATCGGGAACCCAGCCGAGAGCGATTGGACAAGCTCATCCCAGGTCGTGACCCGCGAACATTTCTTGATCGGATGCCGCTTGGCTTCGCCGTCGAACTTCCCGTTATCGCCGCGCCCACCGTTGCCCCAATTCCCCCACTCCTTTTCGAGCGCCTGCCCGCGGGTCAGATCGAGGCCGAACTCTGGGTATTCGCGCTGATAGATCACGCCCCAATCCCGCAGCCATTTCGCGGCATGGAATCCGGTTGATCCATCGGAGTAGCCCCCCGCTCCTTCGGGCCTGCCCCTAGCCTCCACGCGCGACCCGCCATAAATGCTGGGAGTAGATGGACGGTAAGGAACGTCGCCCATGAGCCCCGCATCCCATGCGAGGCTTTCCGCGAGGAAGACCGCGTGTTGCGCACCGTGGGCTACGCAACTTCCGATAGCACCCTGATTGGAAACCTCAAACGGTTTTCCGTATCTCTTGCGGGATGCTTTATCCGCTGCGCGCCAAAGGAAAACATCCTCGCCAACGGGAACCGCCATCGCTTGCGGCGCGGCGCTAGCAAAGAACCCTTCGCGCCCCATGGAGCGGACGAAGGCATCCGCGCCGTTTCGATCATCGACCCAGCCCGTAGCCTTCTCGAGGCGCGCCGCAACGCGGTGGGTTGCCCGCTCAACGAGCGTCCCGAGAATCGCCATCGCAACTACGAAAGCGACGGCAGACCATGACCAAGCGCGTTGCCTAACGGTCATGCCATTACCTCCCAGCCGCGCGGGCTGCGGCTTTGGAAATGTCTTGGAACGCGCGAACCCAGTTCATTCGCTCCGCGGCATCGACGGGCCCGCCATCGGTCCCAACGGCAGCATCGAGGAACGCGGCAATCCGATCCTTGGCTAGCGGTTGCTTCGCTCCGAGCGTGATTCCTTGCATGCGGAAGTCGCGCGCGTTCTTTCGGAGATCATCGAACTCCGCTGCGGTTGTCAGTCGCGGCGAGGATTGCTTGCCATCCCAGGCCACGGCATCGGCCAAGCCGAGCAACAACCTTTCCGTTGTCGTGGCATCGGCCTGGGCATCGGGCCCAACGAAAGCCCCGCGGAGATCGAGCGCGGGCCAGTTGTCGGGAGCGGGGGCGGGGGCTGGAGGGACCGGGGCAGGATTGGCGCTAGAGAGATACGCAGCCGCAAGCAGACACCACGGCAACAGAATTGCCGCAATGAGGAGCGGCGACGTTCCGCCGCTCGACTGCGGCGCAGGAAGCGACGGCAGCGGGGCAGGGGAGAACGAAGGGATTGCGGTGGGATGCTCTGACCGCGACTGCCAAACCAGATACGCCACGGCAGCGCCCGCAAACAACCAAGGAAGCGAAATCACTTCGCGGCCTCCGGGGCCTGGGCCCGCGTGATGGATAGGATTTGCTCCAAAGCCCCGGAGGCTGCGGCGAGAACGAGGATGCGAATTGCGGGCTTGGTCACAAGCCAAAACGGCTGGAGATAGAAAGGCACCGCGTAGCCCGCGACGTTGTCGAAGAGGACCGCGACGATGGAAAGCGCCCAAGCCTTTTTGGCCGCGCCATCCGTTGGCACAGAGTCCAGGCCAACAACGAGAAGACGAAGCAACTCGACAACGAGCGCCCCGAACTCCGCGACGGTTAGCCCGCCCTGTGCTTTCGCCCTTGCGTCAGCGAGAAACTTTGACGCAAGGGAAACGATTCTCTGTTCCGGCAATTCGTCTGCCACGTTAGTACCCCGCGGGTCCGGTGATTGCGGTTCCACAAACCATGAGCGAATAGGAAACCATCCCCGTCGTTCCCGTTGCGGTCAGCTTGACCGTCGATTCCGTTGACGAAGCGGGCCAAGCGTGGGTCTGCTGGACCGCGAGAAGTTCGCCGCCTGGGCCAACGTCACCCGCGACCCGCCCCCAGCCGTTTGAGGTTCCAGGCCCGACGATGATTCGCGGGCCCGTGACGGTTTCGTTGTTCTGCAACCGGAACAAACGAACTTGCCGCATCGTCTGCGTCTGCGTTACCCCGAACGTCGGTCCCGTGAGGTTGAGCAGATCGAGCGTAACGCTCGACCCGCCAGTAACCGACCCGGAGGAAAACCAGATTTGATCGGAGAGAGGACCGAGGACATTGTCCAGCGAATAGCTTCCCGACTTTGAAACGCTAGAGACGTTCGTGCCCAACGTCTGAACGTCGGAGCGCGAAACGTCAACCTGGGTTTTGATCGATCCCGAAAATGTGTCGGGCATGGCAACCTCCTACGGGATCAACCCCAGGTCTATCGCTCGCTTGACTGCCGCGACCGTCTCCCCGATCTGGTAGGCAATCAGTTCGATTTGGCGCTGCGTGTAAGCGGGCCGCGATGTGATCTTGCCCCACGTTTCGGTAGTGCTAACGCGGTTTGCCAACGGCAAAGCCGATCCCGAGGGCGGGAGAGATTCCCGACCCCCGCCACCGTGCCGCCAATGCGTGGGCCGCGCGATCATGCGACCAGACTACGGGCTATCACGCCGACCCTAGAGGGGGTCTGGCTTGTCCGAAATCGTCCAGTGTTTCGGCGGATCGTTTCCCGCGTGTCGATCCCGCAGCGCCGCAACGATTGGGGTCAACTCGTCTGCTAGCGCTCGATACCCCCCGGGGAACTGCCGATCATCGTGGAGGCTTCCCGCGGCGCGGGCATCGGCAAGGATGGCAAGGCAGGCCAGAGCGGAACCAAGATGGGGGATTCCTTCTTCGTCCGATTCCTCCCCCTCAAACCATGCCGCCAGATGGCGCTGGCAAGCGTCAACGTAGATCGAGGCCCGAACGGGCGAGGCCCGCCAGTTGGCGCGCCCGTACTTCAGCAACCCATTCAACAAGGCAACGCAGCCCATCGCGGTTGCCGTCATCGGCCAGAGATGGAACGGCAACTTGTCGGAGCCAATGGAGTCTTTGGGGTTCAGCGTGTCAGCGACACGGGCCCGCGGTTCCTGCGCCGTCTCAAGCTCTGCCGCCCCGCGCAAAATCCAATCGACCCCTTCACTCTCGCCCGATGGCTCTGCCTGGAGATCATCAACAACAACAGTTGCCGCTCCTTCAATAGTCGCCCGATCATCCGCGCCGCTGTTCCCCCCGTCGCAGTCCACCCGTTCGACGGGCCGTGCCGATTCGCCCACTGTCTCGCCTCCGTTGCTTCTTCTTCGGTATAGGGTTCGTTCATCGCTTGCGAATGTCCTTCAAATCGCGGTCGCAATAAATCGGCATTGCCTTGGTAACCTCGTTGCGCCCGTGATCGATAATCACCGCGGCTTGGCAAGGCGCTTCGTTCGTGGCAGCGATCCGCGAAGCGTAGGCCGAATAGCCGATAAGGCTCCCGTTTGAAACGTAGCGGTGACTTCGCATCCATGCCATTTGATGCCAGTGCCCGAAGACCGTGAGATCGGCGCGTCCATAGCTGGCATCCCACGCAGCGTTCTTTTTGTTCACCGGAATCGTGATCCCACCGACCCCGCCGAAACTCTTGTAGGCATGACCGTGATGCGCGCGCACCTTGAACCCGTCGAGGTCGATTTGGTTGAGATAGCTTTCGCTTATCTGCCAACGAACGTTCGCGCAAGGCTCGCTGGATTGCATCATCAAATAGAGATTCTGCTCAAACGAATGATCCATTTCCGTACCAATCCGCGGGTCGCCCGTGCGCCCGTGATTGCCGCAGGAAGTAGCGATAACAACTTCGTCTGCCTGTTTGGAAACCGCGTCAATGAATCCGCGAAGCCTCTTACCCGCCCATCGCGTAGCCTCCAGCGGCGCGAGTTGGGCAAGCTCCGCGCAATCTTCGTGGATATATCCCGTGATGAAGTCCCCACCCAACCAAAGGCAGACGCGGCGGATATCCGCCAACCTGCGTTCGTGATCGAGGATGACCGCGAAACGTTCCGCCAATTCAGCGATGCGACGATCCGCAATCTCTAGGTCAAAACGGTTGAGCCCGTTCGTCTCGAGGCGCACCAACTCCTCAACGTGCCAATCCGATAGCAGGAGCATCATCGTTGCGGGATGCTTCCGCGACTTCGTCGCCCTGGTCGATAGCCTCTTGGCCTTCACTCCCGCGAGGCCCGCAAGAACATCCGCGCGGCTTCGCTCCGCTTCGATCTGCTTGAGGGCGGATTGATAGCGGGCCTTGAGGTTGTCGCGTTCCGTTCTCAGGCGCGACAACTCCGCATCCGCGGCAAGGCGAGACGAAGCGGCAACGGATGACGCAACCGAATCGGCTAGGGATTTGTTCGCTTTAGCCACGCCAAAACTCCTTGCCTTCCAACGGTTGAAATCTTGCGCTCGTTGAGGCTCTTAGCGATTGCCTGGGAGAGTGCGTGAGCGGTGACGTTCCGCCCGTCGCCGTCGCGGTATTCACCCGCCAGCCATCGGAGCTTGATCGATTGGACTTCGCCGTAGACCGATTCGGGAATGTCGTTCCACCAACACGGGGTCTTTTTCTTGAGGAGCGTTTCCGCGACTGAATCCGCAAGCGGCTTGGGTGCCTTTGGCATCATTCGCCTTCCTCGTCTTTGTGGCTGAACCCGTGGGCATAGACGATGCCCGCCAGTTCATCAGCAAACTCCTCGACCGCTTCCTCTGACAGATCGGGCCAACGCGCGTGAATCAATTCATGAAGGATGACGTTGAGACGCGCTTCGCCGTGGAGCTTTTGGGAAACGCGGATCGTCTTTTTCTGGTAGTCGCAATCCCCGTAGATCGATGATGGAACGGGGCAGACGCGGATCGTCCATCGCTCCCCGCCGATCCATATTTTGCGACTGCTCATGAGTGCTCCCGTTGGCCTTCAATTGTCGAGCAATTCAGAGCGTGTCTAGGGTTGGTTGTCACTTTGGGAAGGCAGGAGATTTGGCAAGCTCAAGCCTTGCCGCCTCGACGGCGCGGCCAATCATCACCCGCGCCGCGGTGGCAATGAACGGGAATCCCCTTTTGTTCGCCGCCTCCCGCAGATGCTCAACCACTTCCTCAATCCTGCGAATTGTTTCGTCCGGTCCCCAGGCATCCATCTTTGCCGCGAAGGAATCGCAACCGCAGGAACCGTCATCCTTGATCCCAAACCATGCAATTGATTTCTTGAGCTGGCATCCGGGGCCGCACAAGTGAAGCGCGATACGCTCGTTAAATGATTCAGGGGAATATCGGACAACCATCTCCCAATAGGTCGAATCGCGGATTTCAATTACTTCACCAACACCTGGTTCAAACCGGACAACACCGCTTCCCAAAATGGCATCCATGTAGCCAACTGGTTTCATATGCTCAACAGCCTTGACGGCATCAAGAGAAACGAGCATTAGGGTGGGCTCCCGATTGCCGTGCATGCGGAGGCTTGGCTAGCGTTATCAATTGGAGTGGTGTTCCATCCTGAACCGTCCTGCCCTCCGCAGCCTGTCGAGGACGGGAACCCTGGTGGTTGTGAACCTTGCGGCCAAGCGGCGACCGGCGCGCCTGTTCCTCCGAGCCTGAAAAACCAGCCCGTCGAGTTTGGTTGACATGGCGAATCACCCCACCCGCCAGGAACCCCATCGGGAAAAACGATAACGCCGAGAACTGGATTGAAATATGACTGTCGGTAACAACGAACAAACCGAGAAACGGTTATCTGCCCATAGTTTGCATACTGCCGAAAACAGTAGCAGATCACGCCCGTGCAACAGCAGGCTTTGTTAGCGGCCAACCCGCCTCCCTTGAGGAGCAGCAATCCGTTGAATGTGATAAGTCCCGCCACCTTTACGCTCGTCCTAGTTTGGATTGCTATAGGGAGTCACGCACTCGGTCATTCCAATTTCAATCGCGGTCCCTTCTTCGATGGAATGAACCCAAACCTTTTTCCTGCGGAAAACAAGTTTCGATGTGGTAACTCCTGCGGTTGTGGTTGAAACGATTTCCGCCGTGTAAACCACTTCCACTTGATCCGCTTCGGGGGCGATTAGGTAATTCACCCCGGAAGTTGTTTGCCCGATGATGACCCATTTATCCGCTAACACTTTTCCAAAATAGTTGTGGGCGGTTACCGATTCCCCGGTGGCTGTTTCGTATCCAGGCGACCCCCCATAAATCGCAATCGATGCGGAAGTATTCTTTGCCCAATCGGCGGAAGTTCTTCCAAGCCTTACGGAACCGCCAGAGGCTCCCGACCCGATCCGCAACAGGCACCATTTCCCATTGCCTGTTCCAGACTCTTTCCAAAGGATCACCGCTGGGCCAGACGTTGCCGATGCAAACGCTGACGTTGAGCCTGGGACCGGAACAGCGAAACCGTGGCTAGCATCGGTGACGTTGATTTTTGCTTGGACAACACCAGCGATTGCCGCCCGCCCGAACTTGCCTGCGGCGATTGGTTCAAGAGAGACAACGAAAGCCCCGGAGGCCCCGGTTGTCGGAAGCCCCCCAATGATTGCCGGGTCTGATTGGAACTGCGCTACCGATGCCCCCGTAGACCCCGCAGGAGCGGCAACAGCCCCGTTGATTGCCAACACCCCCCAGAATCCAACCGCGCTGCCCGCGTCGTTCCTGACGTGGATTTGGTGGTTTAGCGCGGAAGGCCCCTGGACCCCGGAGGCTTCCCGCCCGCCCTGCTCACCGAGGACGATATCCGCCGCCTGTTGTGCGCGGTTCCAAGCCCTCGCGGAGATTGCCCCGCCGATCTTCATTCCCTTTTCGATGCGCCCGTTTCTCGTCATACAACACCGATCCCCAGGTCCGCGAAGGAACCCCAGTTGTAGACTTGATTTACATAGACAAACTTAGGAACCTGAACGAGCGACGAACTAGCTTCCTGCTTTTCATAGACCACCCATAGGTAGTCGTGCCCGTTCTTCTCAACCCCGGTGATCGAGCCAATAGCAAGCGCTGCCATGGTCTTTCCGTTGCCGCAGTTAGGAGCCGCTGTGAATCGGTATCGCAGATTCCAGGGACCATCTCCGCGGTCTGCGTCCCATTCCTGGGAACCGCTGCAACCATGGAAGAACACTTCCCCGGAATCGAACCCACGGAACGTGGCATCGTTGATTGACTTCGTCGTTGCGGCAACTTTGCGGATGTAGGCGGATGTGATGTAGGACGAAGGAACGTCGTACACTTCCTCCCAGGTCAACCCGGGCACTTCGATCTCAACCCCGTTGACCCGCTCCCCATCAACTCCGATTGCCCCGTAATTCCTGGGAACGTTTGTATTCTCGCCAGACGATCCCCAGCGACGTTCGCCGTTGTTGACGAGCGGTTTCGTTAGAGTGCCAACAACGGGCGCGGTGGTTACATGGGTCGATCCGCCCGTCGTGTCGAATGATCGAGCGCGGCGGATTGGCTGCGTCTCCGTAGAGTCCGCGCCCATCTTTTCGTAGGCAATCGTGACTTGCCAAGCCTTGTCGCCCAGGTAGGTAACGGAGTAGGACTCCGCGCGCAGCCTTACCGAAATGTTTCCGGGGTACTGCCAGTAAGCCAACGAAGATGAAATCCTCGAGTTGGCTTCCGCATGGACTACCGTATCGTCGTTCGTTCCAAAGACCTTGTAGCTTTTGGCATACGTTGACGGGGCGCGCTTGCCCAGGCGAACGATTGTCGCTTGCCGCGAATCTTTGTCCTCAATCCACGATAGCGGCATCTGTTACTCCTGAACCTGACCACTAGCCAAAACAGCATCGCGGGTTTCTTCGGCTACCTTCAAATGCCTTTCGGCAATGTTGTTGCCGACACCCATGCCACCAGCAGCGAACGCGGAAAACGTTCCCATGACTTCCGTTTTCGTCTTGGCTGCGTTGCCAGCGCCGCCCAACTCCGGTCCCTTTTCGGTCAGAATGTCCGCAAGGATTTCGGCCTGGGATCGCGGGTCGAAATTGGCACCAGCCCCCGGGGGCAACGCGGGGCCCATCTCCCCCGCAGGCCCGGCAATGGCTGCGGCTGCGGCTGGTTTGCCTGGGCCTGGAAGAGCGGCAAGCCTTGCCGCCATGACCGCATCCCCATCGGCTCGCAATTGCTCAACCCTCTTGTTGCTGGCTTCGCTCGCGGCAGCGCGGGCAGACTTGTTTGCCGCCGTTCGATCCTTGATCCCTGCAATCCTTTTTTCTTTGCCTTCCTTGCTCAAGGAAGTCATTTTCTGAAACTGGATTTGAGCGCTCGCAATCTCTTCGTCAATGACGTTGAGGAAGCCACGGAAGATATCCGCAAGAAGGTTCCACGTTTGTTCCCAGCCAACGGCGAGGTTGGTGTAAAGAGCCGTGAAAGTGTTTTGGACACCCACAACCCAGGGGCCCACCGCGGACATGATTGCATCCTGCCCCTTGATCCAATCGAGGGCAGTCTTGCCAATATCCGTTTGCAGTCCGACGAAAGCCAAACTCACAAGCGCAATTGCGGCGACCACTGGGGTAGCGAAGATTGCGCCAATCGTGGCGAGAGCGCCGAGTGCCGTGCCCACCGAAGAGATGACTATCCCGAGCCCCGCAAGAACAGCGCCAAGAGCGACCGACCCAGCGGCGACCGCTGCGATCTGGACAACCGCTTCCCCGTTCTTTCGCGTCCATTCTGTCATCGTCTCAATGGCAGAAAGAACGGACGGTAGCATCCGCTCTAGAGCTGGGGCGACTGCCTGCGAAACCTGAATCGCCAGCCTTTCGAGCGCGGCAAGAACCTTGAGCCCGTTGCCAGAAAGCCCGCTCATCAACTGATTGAACTTCTCGCCCACGGGCACGGCTTCGTCCATGGCTTTCCGCATATCGCGGAAGCCTCCTACCCCGCTGCCCTGGAGGATGGCAGCGGCGCGGATGGCATCGGCACCAAAGACGCGGCGCAGAACGTCATCCTTTGCGACTTGCCCCAGGTCGCCCATCGAGCGGTTGAGCGTGTCGATGATGTCGACAAGGGGTTTCATCTGACCGTCAGCGTTGCGGAACGATTCGACGGTCAGACCAATTTCCTTCATCGCTCCGACCGCATCATCAGCGGGAGCCATCAACCGCATCAGCATGGTTTTCAGCGACGTTCCCGCGTCCGATCCCTTGACCCCGTTATTGGCGAGGATCGCCAGCGCCGCGGAAACATCCTCGATCTTTTGATTGGCAAGACCCGCAACGGCGGAAGTCATGGAGAACGCTTGAGCGATTCCCTCAATCGAAGTGCTGGACGCATCTGCCGCAGAGGAGATCGAATTGGCCGCAGTGCCAGCGTCAACCTTGAAGACGTTCATTGCGTCAGACATGACAACCGCAGCGGCGGCAACTTCCATTTGCCCAACCTTGGCAAACTCAATCGCAGCTTTGCCAGCGCCGCCGAGAACCTTCTCAAGCGGCATACCCGCTTTCAGCAACTCGAGGAAACTTTCAGCAACGGCAGCGGGGCCCATGCCCATCGACTTCGACAAATCCATCGAAGCCTTCGTGACTTCCGCAATGTCCTTGCTCGTCGCGCCCGTGCTGGCCTGGATGTTCAACAGCACATCTTGAAACTTCGCGCCGCTGCGAACGCTGGCAGCGAAAGGGGCGACCGCAGCCGCGCCCATCATCCCAATCTTTTTGCCAGCGCTCGAAAGGTTCTTCCCAACCGCTTGCATCTTTTGCTCGACCGCTTTCAGAGTGCGGTAAAGCTGTTTCGGATCGGCTCCGATCTCAACGAATGATCGACCCAGCCGAATAGCGCCTGCCATGCTCATGATAGTTTTCGCCCGAAAAGGCGCTCGATATCTTCGTGGCTAGGAGTCTTGGCTTTCGGCTTGAGCTTGCCCCCGCTGGGGTGCCGCTCAATCGGCTTGACGGGTCGCGCGCCCTTTTGCTTCAGCGCGTTGTCGATGCGGGCTAGGAGGGTTGCGGTGTGCCACCAATCGGAATCGACTCGTCCATCGCGGGCGAGGAACAACTCTCGGAATGTCCATTCCCCGGGGTGGCATCCGATGATGCCTGTGGCTTCCCAGACCGCAGGCCAGAAAGATCGGAGATGGCTTGCGTCAGGATTTCGGTTTCGGCCTTTGCCAGTTCCGCCGCCACGAGTGCCAGCAGTTCGCGGCGGCGCGTCGGGAAAAAAGAGATGAGTTCCAGCTCAAAGGCATCGCGGGCAATCTCGAAATGGTCCCCGCAAAACCCGTCCTGAAACTCCTCAACGGTGAGCTTCTTCTCTTCGATCTGCCGTGCGAGGACAACGCGGAGGACTTCCACCAACTTGCTGTAGTTGTTGCGGAGCAGGGTAAGCGCTGCGTTCGCGGTGGGAACGTCGCCCAGGTCGAAGGGGCGCGTCTGCGTCTGCCCGCCCTCGATGTCCGCTTCGTAGGTCACGGCATCGCGGACGCGGAGGACCGCGGAAGTGGTGAGGGCGATTTGCCATTCGCGCCCCAACGAATCACGAAAACTTCTCAACGCAAACCTCCGATTGATTGGGCAAGAGAGATCGAAAAGGCGCGGACACCGTCGAGGGGTTGCCCGTCGCTAACCCCCGTCACGATGAATACAAGCCCCGAGGGCAGGCCCGTTGCCGATACGGCAATCGTCTCCCCGGAGACTGCGAAGCCCGCTGCGGTGATCGCAGCGGCATCGTCAATCGTGTCCACCGTCAGAGCGTAGGAATAGCCCGTGGAGTAGGACGCTCCCGCGCGCGTCCCGAAAGCATCAACCTGAATCGTCGTCGGTTGGAGATCGACCGAAACATCGCGGACCCCGGGGACCGCAATGCCGCCGAAAAGGATCGAGCAATCTCTGCCCAGGGAAATGCCCATACGGCACCACCCTTATTTCTGGCGAACGGTGATCGTGTAGGTAACGAGACCGTCAAGCGGTTGGCTTTCCTCGACACTGACCGCGGTGTATCCGCTGCCGCTAGCGCGGAGATCGGAGATCACCGCGTCCGCGTCATAGCAAGTGATCGTCGCTTCGTTGGTCACAAGCCCACCCGTGACCGAGCGATAGCTTGCGCCGGTCGCGGCCACCGTGCCACGATGGGTGCAATCGATGGGCTCGACCGACTCGCTCCAAGTAACGTCGATGATGCCAGTCGCGCCGACCGATCCGGTTGGCGTTCCGGCCTGATAGCCAAGGCTGGGCATTGCTTCCCCCTTTTTGGTTACTGAACGCCGCGCGAAAGCTCAACGTCGTAGGTGATGATCCCGTCGAGGGGTTCGTTTTTCGTAACCTTCACAACGAGATACTTGGCGGATTCAACGAAGCCGCTCGCACAGGTGTAAGCAATCGTGACCGAATCCCCTCGCGCACACCCGGGGGCATCGATGCAATTGACCGTGATCGTTGATTCGATCCAGCCCTTTACGATGCGGCGATAGGTGTCGCCCTTTTTGGTCGTGTCATACGTTGCGGCGGATTCCGAATGGGTCAGATCGACCGCATTGGCGATCCCAGTTACCGAAACGTCTTTGCCAAGAGTCATCGTTACCATGGTTTTCTCCAGGGGCGGATACCCACGAAGGTAGGCCCCGGAAGCCGAAACCGAGAGGGGGTCTGGCTAGGAGTTTTGGACGCTCATTGCGGACCCCGTCCGATGGAGCGCGTCTTGAAACTTCTTCATGATCTTTCCGCGTACCGCGAAATAGCCAATTTGCATGAAGGATTTGCCGCTGATTTCCCGCTTGATCGTCATGAGGGATTTGCTCGCATCCCCTTCCTTGAGGAAGCCGTAGACCGTGCCCTTCGGGTCTTTACCCTTTCGCATATCGCGGAACTTCTGTTGGAGCGTTTGGGCTGGGGGTACGAAGGAGAACGTTGCTTGGCCTCCGATGTCGTGGAGGTCTGCCAGCCATTGGGCCTTTGCCGCCCCAACAACTACGGACTTTGTCCGACCGTCCCAATCGGATTCGATTGAGCGATTGAGGAAGCCTTTTGGGAATTGGGAGGTCTTCCACGAAGTGACCTTGTCGGGCTTCGGGACGCGGTAGACCGCGGCCACGAACTGGGTTTCCCCGCCGCCCATCTTCCGCTTGAGGAACCTCCCTCGACTGTCGCGGATTGCGTTGACGCGGCGCTCCGGCTTGCCCTTCTTCACAACGTAGAACGTTGGCTTGGAAGCTGGGCTCCGCTGCGACATTTGCCGTTGAATCGAACGGCGCGTATCCATGCCCGCCCACTTGAGGGTATCGCGCGTTGCTTGGTCATACCGCTTAAGAAGCTCGCTGGTGTCCCAATGAAACTTCGTCGTTGACCTTGCCACGGTTCACCCCTGGAAGGAAGGGTAGCTCACGGTGATAGCCGCGCGCCAGACGTTGCGGTCGTTCAGCGCGTCATCCGGGTTGACTTCGCAATTGACCGAAAGCGGGGAGCCGATGCCGTTGGGGAAATCGACCGACTCATCCCATTGGTGGGCATAGAGGAGATCGACAAGGGTTTCCGCCATGTCCGAAATCTCCGTTAGCTCCGCGTCCGTTTCGACCCGCTGGGCGATGAAAACATAGATGGTGTAATTCTTGCGGATGCCGTTCGACCGATGAATCCGGGTTGGATCAAAGCCCCCTGGGGTAACGATGATCGCGGGGGAGCCTAGGTCTTCAACGTCTTTTTGCACCCAGTTCATCCGCTCAACCGTCGTGCCAGCAATCGGCCAAGTTTCTGCGACCAGCGCAGCGGCGACGGAATCCGCGAGGGTTTGTAGATTCGCGCTCATACAACTGGCTCCGCGGTTCCGGCCTCGACTCGTTCCATCGCGGCAACGTTGGCCGCAATTCGCTGGTCATCTGGCAATCGTGCCAGAGCTTCGCGGGCCAGCGCTAGGGCCTCTGGTACGTTTCCTAGGTTCCAACAAGCAACGGAGGCGAGATCGTAACCCCGTCCGCGGGAGTCTGGATCGGTGGCATGGGTCGCGGGCCCGCTGGCATCGATAGCCTTTCGGGCAAACTCCAGGCAGGGTTCCCATTCTTGGAGATGGTAGGAGCGCAGCGCGGATAGCTCCCAGCCGTCCGGTTCCTGCGGCGCTTCTCTGACCGCTGCCCGCAGATGGTTTTCGTCCTGGGTCAACCGCCAGAGTTGCCGCCGCGCGTAGGCTCGCTCCGAATAGTTTCCGCCCTTCATCGAGAGATAGCGGGCAAACTCCGCGGGGGCGCGAGGGTCGCCCTTGTAGCCCATTTCGCGGGCCAGATACCAACGGGCGCGGGCATCGTGCGGCGCTTCCTTGACCGCGATTTCCAATAGGAATAGGTCGCTCTGGTGACTCTTCCCAGGGTCGCGGTGGTGGACAATCTCCAGGCCCTCCGCAAACCGCATGACCTTTTCTCCGGTCCAGCACATCAGCCCCTCATGGGTCGCCTGCGACCAGCGGAAGCCCGCGCGGGAATGGACTCGGTCGCAATTGAAAACCATCCCCGGAGAACCATCGGGGCGGAAGCTCCACACATAGCGGTAGGTCAGGCAGTTGACCGTATCATCCCAGGCCCGTTCGATGGCATCCCGCCAACCGGGTTGAAGGCGCTCGTCTAGGTCAAGGCGAATAGCAACGTCGATGTTGCTTGGCAGATGATGAAGGGAAAGATTGTGCGCGTCATCCCAGCGCCACGGCACTACGTTGCCATGCACAACCGTCACCCCGCTTTCCTCGAGCGCGGCTACCGTACCATCTTCGGAGCCCGTATCAGTGACAACACGGCAATCAGCATCGCGGCATGATTCCGCCCAGGCTTTCGCGTGTTTCTCTTCGTTGCGCGAGAGCGCGTAGATTCCGACTCTCATTCGTCCACCTTTTCGATGATGCCTAGGCGGCGCAAGCCGTCCTCGACGAAACGGACTTGCCGCCCGTGGGCCTCGCAGAAACGAGTTACTGCAAGCTCCACCGATGGGTTGTCGCAATCGTCCGCGAGGATCACGGGGCAATCCGCGACCAGTGCCAGATCGGAAAAGCAACCCGCGTCCGAATGATCCCCGTCAACGTGCGCGAACTTCGCCCCGTCTGGCAGACGATAGATCGAATGGGAGTTGGCTACGATCAACCGGGCATCGATGGCTTGCGTCTTCATCATCGCGCGGAACCATGGAATGGTTTTGTGGGAATCGTCATCCAATCCGCCGTCGATGCAAACCGCGGAGAAGACTGCTCCGATGTGATCCGCGCCCGTTGCGAAGGCCAGCATTGAATACCCCGCGCGGCTTCCGATCTCCAGCATCGGGCAGATTTGGCGACCGTAGGACTTCGCCGCGGCGAGAGCAATTGACGCCTTCCATGCGTAGTGCATCGCAACGCGGTCATCGAGTTTGAACCAATCAAGCGGCATCCATCGCGCGGCAAGAACCCTTCGCACATCTGCAATTAACACTTCATCGGGCGGAATCAGTGCGATCATTTGGCGATAGCTCCAGTTTGCAAAACAGGGGCGCGGTGAGGTTCCAAGCGGCATCCGCGGAGATCGTCACTGCCCAGGCTTCCGCGTCCCGAACTCCAAACGTGATGACCACTTTCCCGCCGCTCGCAGCCATGCCAGCGGCAAACTCAATTGCCCGCGGTTCCCTGAAAGAGAACGGACGGGAAACCCGTGCCAGTTGGAGGGTATTCGTAAACCAGACCAACCGATGTTCGTAGGCCCTCTGGTTGCCGATCCAAGCAACCTCATGGACGCAGGCCAGCCACCCGCTCCCGAAGGGGATCAACTGGGAACCGCCCCGGAAGCCGCGGGAAATCGGGTCTGCCTCCCAGTGACGCAACAGGCAGTATTCGTCGGGGTAGTCTCTGCGCTCCTGAACGGAGAGCGTGTAGCCGTTGACGTTGGCCGCATAGAGCCAGCCCGCTTTCCCAACGAGCGGCATCCAGTTCTTTTCGTGTTCCTGGGCCCCCGCCGATTCGATGACGCGGAGGGAATGGAACCGGGCTTGACGTATGTCAAGTTCCGCCGTGGCGATACGGCAGCGCCCATCGAACGGCGCAACGTCCCGCACCGTGGCCGATACGCCGATACCGCTGGCTGTTGGTCGAAGCCTGCAGTCCTCCAGGCCCGTAACTGGGAATCCGGTTGTCTGGTAATCGGGCCCCTCGATGCGCCTCGAGGAAATGACCGAAAGATCGGGCGCAAGTTCGCAGAGGATATTCGTCGTGCGAATCGTGCCCGCGTCCTCGTCTGGCATCACATAGCGACCATCCAAGATTGCGTAGTTGGATGATCGGACAATCGCAAGGAACCCGCCATCCCGCGCGAGGATCGTTGGATTGAACAGCGACCAACCTTCCTCCGCGGGTGGAACGTCCAAGCGAACGAAGGTTGCCGTTGCCAGTTCGTCTAGGGTCGCAGCGTAGTTCGTGCGAGCGGAACGAACGGCTTGTTCCGTTTCCTCATCGATGCCAAGCGATAGCAACCGCTCGCAGGCGCGGAGGCCCGCTTCATGCTCACCGCATTTGTGCCCGTTGTTGGCGATTGATAGCAGGGAATCTATCACTGTGCCTCCGTGCGAAAGGTTACTTCCGCATCATCGGATAGCGCGGGAGGCTGTCAATCGTTACTTCCCTATTCTTCCCGCGTTTATTCCCAGATCATCGGCTCTTGCGGCGGCATCATTTCCATTGCTTCGCCCCACGAAATAACCTCAACGCTCGCGCCGAGGACGGCTTGATCCGCCGCAAGCCACATTGCGGCCAAAAGCCCGCCGGGCCTGACTTCGGTCAGAACGTCCGCGCACAACATCAGCCGACCATCGACCAGCGGCGACGGGACCGGAACGCAGTTGCTGGAGCCGTAGGCGGCGTGAAGTTGGCCGAGCCTTGCGGCCAGGGCGGGGGCAAACACGAGCGCGAGACCGCGGGCCTCGGTGTCACTGATCGGCAGGGAGAGGTCGCGCAGCAGCATTGCGTTACCTCCCGAGAGCGGTGTTGAGTTCAATCACCGCAGCAGAGAACGCGGCGGCCTGGGTGGCGTTTAGGCCGGTGCCGATAGAGTAAATGCGGAATGTTCCCGCGCTGTATTGGATGATGCTGCCGATGTTGTTCAGGGCAAACACAGAGACCGGAAACGTCTGAGAGTTTGGAGAGACGGACGTTGTGTTAGTGACAGTCAGTGACCCGCTGCGGTAGATCGAAGATGCCGTTGCCGATGTCCTCGTGCCAATAATGTGAGATTCCGCTGTCGCTGGAGACGCGATCAATGGAAACTGCCCCGTCAAAAACGACCCTTGGCGGTACGACCGGCCCGTGCCGTTGAACGTCGCATGCTCGTAGAAGAAGAACGAGTTCGAGGAATTGCCGTCCGACGACCCCATAAACGCACGCGAACCGGAAGTAACAAGCCCAGTAGCGCTGACCGACATATGCGAGCTGGTTGTCGTCGGCAGGTTGGCGACGGTAAATCCGGTCTGAAGATACTTGTTCGTCCCGTTGCCCCTGAGGCCGCCCGTGGCTCCCGTCTCGACGAAGTCGGCCGACACGAAATTGACGTTGGTATCAGTCACATTTCCGAACGTCGTGCCGCCGAACGTCGGCCCTCGGTAAAGCGGGACAAGAGCGCCGGACAGGTTGCCGCCAGCGAAGGGATTGAGCCTGTAGATGGCCGAGCGGTACGCCCCTTGATCCGCCGCCGCGCAGAAGTCGCTGACGGCCCGCAGTACCGTCGTCGAGATCGTGCCGCCGTTGGACGAGGCGCGGGTGGCCCAGTCGATGGCTTCGTGGTGGATCGTCCGTGAAACGAACACCGGGAGCGGCATCAGATCACCCGCCACTGGGTGCCGTCGTACTGCGCCACGACGTTCCCGCCGTTGACGGGAGCGACCACCGAGCCCGCCCACGGCACCGCGAATCGAGCGTTGGCGTTCGCGCCGGTCGCGTGCTGGAACGTCGCCGCTCCGGTGGTGCCAACGACGAGGAACTGTTTCGTGGTGCCCGTTGGCCCCGTGATCGAAAGAGCCTGGATCGCCGCGCCGGTGGCAAGCGTGAGGTAGTACACGTCGAACCCGCCGTCGAGTGTCAGCGGGTTGTAGACCCCAGTGCCAGACAACAAAACACCCGTGACGGTTGTTTGGAAGCCGGGGCCCGTGGCACCCGTGGCTCCATCGCTGCCGTTGCTTCCGTTCGTTCCGTTGCTCCCCGCCGCACCAGCCGGGCCCGTATCTCCGCGAGGCCCCGTAACCGTGGAAGCGGGCCCCGTATCCCCGCGAGGCCCCGTAACCGTGGAAGCCTCGCCAGTGGGCCCCGCAGGCCCCGTAACGGTCGATGCCGCCCCGGGGCTCCCCGTGGGCCCGGGAACGGTAGACGCAGCCCCAGGGGTTCCCGGGGCACCGTCCGCGCCGCGCGGGCCCGTATCGCCCCGGGGCCCGGTAACGGTTGACGCTGGGCCCGTGCTGCCGACCCCAGCCTGACCCGGGGGCCCCGTAGGCCCGTTGACTCCTTGGGAAACAAGGTAATCCCGCAACTGCTGGATCGATGCCCGCCGCGCGCCGCCAGCCTGGGAGACGAGGACAAGGTCAGCGCCGGTCATCCCCGTTACCGCGGTCAGATCACCAACGCGCTTTTGCAGTGGCATTGGTTACTCCACAAGCGGGACAACGATTTCGTCGCCCTGCTCTGTGACAATGTAATTCAGATCGCGGTCGATGCGCTTCGTGTGGACTCTCACCAGCGATTCAAATGCGTCCCCGTAATGGAAGACGGGAACTCCTTTCGGGGCGGCGACTTCGTAGAACCGCGCGACCCCGTCCATCTCCTCTACGATCTGGTCACCTCGCAGCGGAACCCCGTAGGGTAGCGCGGCAACGGTCATGAGGAAGTCGCGCGATTCAAAAGTCTCGATGACCCCGTTTTGGTTTGCGGCCTCGAATGTCGATCTGCCAATCGTCGCCAAGCATTGCGAAGTGTTGGCACCGCGCTTGTATGCGACCGTGACCGCAGCGGACGCGGCGAGTTGCCCCGCCAGCCATGCGGCACCAGATCGGAGGAGATCGGCCAAGGCAACACCTCACGCGGGAACGCAAGCCCCGCGAGCGGAAGCGACGTTGCGCTATCCGCTCGCGGGTTGCGTGGGATCAACCGTCGATGGATCACGTTCCGACGTTAAGCAGAACCTTCACCGTCGTGTCGGTAGCGACACGGGCCGCGGCGAGGCGACCCGCGTAGGCACCCGTCGAAGCATGGGCGATTCCGCTCGCCGCGTAGTAGCGGATCGAAGAACCCTGGGCCCCGGTCGCGCCCGTAGCACATGGCATGAAGACAACACCGCGGGTCAGGACCGAACCCAGCTTGTTCGCTGCAATCGGCACGGCGGCAACCGTGACGAGCGTATCGAGGACAACCACCTGCCCCGCCACAACGGCGGAAGCGGGGGTGTAGTCGATGGATTCGCCCGGCTGGAAATATCCGATATCGGCCAAGGGATCACCTCGTTTCTTTGGTTGGAGTTTTGGAACCCTCACGCGGAGCGGGTGGATTCACCACCCGCCCCGCTGCGGATTACTGCGTTCAGGAAACCGCCAAGCGGAGGGTCGAGAGCGGTTCAGACTTGGAAACTCCAAAGTCCATATATCCGCGGATACTTACCCCAAGCTTGTCAGCATCGGGCATGACGTTCTCAATCGTCGGCGTTTGCTGCCCGTTGAGGAACACCACATCCATCGCGGAGAGATCGGCGGCATCGGCCATGAGGAACCAAGTCGTTGCCGAAGTGAGATAGTTGCTCACCACAACGTCGTACCGACCGCGAAGAACATTGTTCGACGGGGCCCGGCTGGCAGCGTTACCGACACCGTCCGCGATGAGAAGCGAACTCGTCATCAGCTCCGCAGCGGTGATCTCCAGTTCCGGCGGAACGAGGAGGATACGCGGAGCGATCCCGAGCGGGTTGCCATCGGGATCGGTCAACTTTCGGAACGCGGTCGCGGCAGTCTTCAACGAAGACAGCGAGAGCGCGTTACCAGCCGCAGCCGTGACCGACTGATAATAGCTGGCATTGCTCGCAAGGAACTCCGCCCAAATCGTCTCGTTGAGGGCGAGAGCGCTTCCTCGACCCATCCGCTGCGGGATAGCCGAAAGAGCGTTCAAGTCATCGTTGTAGAGATCGGCTCTTGTAATCTGGCTCATGACCCCCCACGTTTCCGCGGAGAGGCTGCGCTTGTAGTCGGTCGCGTTGGCGGTTTTCAGTTCGCCACCGTTACCAACCTTCTTGAACTTGAAATCGCCATTCAACCGGAACAGGTTGATAGCCTTGAAGTCGTTGACCGAACGAACCGCGCTGATGCGCTGCCAAGCGTTCTCGACAGAGTTGAACCCCTGGAGGAGAAACTTGTTGACCACCGCGGAGAGGAGGTCAGCGATCTGGTGCGAAGCGAAAGCCGCCTGGATGATGAGCGGCAAGCTCCGGTCGTTGACCCTCGCGCTTCCCGTGTATCCGTTGGCCCGCGCGGCCTGGACGAACACTTCGGAAAGCGAGAGATCACGCCGGTTCTTGTCCGCGGCTTCCAGGGTCTTCGCGTCGTAATGCTTCTCCACACCGTGGAGGCCAGCATTGACGCAAAGCGCGGCCTCGATCACCGATGCCGAAGGCATGGAAGCCTCGACAACGTGGATCGCGGGACCGGCGGGACGCTGGGCCCGGGCCTCCAGCAACTTAGCGGTTGCGGCCTGGGCCTCCAGCAATTGCCCCAGACGCTCGTTCTGCGCGGCAAGTTCCGCCCGCAGTTCGTTCAGCGAAGCGGGGTTGCCGTCGCTGACGCTCGCGCCATCCCCGCCCTTGGCCTGGACGATGGGAGCCTTGTTATCCGCAGCGCCGTTCGCCGCGGCTTCCACCGATACGGTGGGCTTGGGGTTCGTGGCGTCGTGCGCCATATCGAGGCCCTTCATCGCTTCCGCAGCGATCGCGGCAGACGTAGCGGGGTCTGCGCCCATCAAGACAACTGAAACCTCCCGCAGCTTGGCGCTGCGGACTACGGAGATCGGGCCCACGAAGTCGCGCCCGTTGACGGCAACTTTCTGGCCCGCGGCAAAGTTCTCAATTCGCCCGGGGTCTGCCCCGATGCTGGCCTGGAACTTCATTCCCTTTTTGGCGAGTTGGAGAACGCGCTCCGCGATGGGAGACGTTCCGAAGATTTCGCCGGACAACGTCAGTTGTCGCCCGTCGTTATTGAGCATTGACGATTGGCCCAGGATCGCATCGAGGGAGGTGTCATGCCCCCAAAGGATCGGAACGCTATGGCTCGCCTCAAGTCCGTTGAGATCGACAACGAGCGGACTGCGCGACCATGATTGGCGGATAGCCGCGCCGGTATAGCCAACCATTTGAAACGTTGGCGTTCTCTCGAGTCCGCTTTCCATTGCGGAAAGCTCGATCTCCGCGGAGAGCGCAAGAACGTTGACCTTCGCGGCCTGGGCATCGGTAGCGTTTCGGTCGCTCATGCTTCGGCCTCGTCTTCCGCGTCTTGGGTTTGGGTTTCTTGGTAGGTCGCTTCCGGTTGGAGATCGACCATCAAATTGAGATCACGCATGAGCGCGATTTCTTTTGCCCGCTGCGCCAACTCGACTTGCCAATCCTTGCCCTGCTTCCCGTACTCATGGGCAAGCGTTGTCGTGTGGGTGCGGAGGCGCGTCTCTTGCGCGTTGGCTTCCTTCGATGGGTCAACGTGCTCGCGCCCATCCCAGGCCCATTCCCAATCCCATTCGGAGATTGGCGGCATCCCCCCGGGGATAAGACCAAGCGGAATGGCTTCGTCGCACCATGCAAGGAAAATGCGGTCGAGCGCGGTATGCCGCAGGTCATCGCGCTCCGTGCGGATCATCTCATGGTAAAGGGCATGATCCATCCGACCCGAAGCGTAGTTGTAGCCCGACGAATCAAGCGCGGTCATGTTGTACGGCAACCCAACGGATCGCCCGATCTCGTTGAGGATTTCGCGCTTGAACATCGAATACGTTGACGTTGGCTGTTCCGCCTTGAGTTGCGAAATGTCATAGCCGCTGGGGAGCGTGACGATGGAACGCTTCTGAATGTCCATACTCTGGAACGCGCCGCCGTCAACCTCGTCCACTTCCGCCGCTGGGGAGTTGGTATGGAGGAACGCGGCAAAGTCCGCAGCGGTTTCGGCTGCGGCAATCACGGCATCGGTGAAGCGGCGCATCGAGCCAAAGAGGCGAAGCGCGGGGGCGACTTCCGAAAGACCGCGATGCTGCGCGGGGCGGATTTGCTTGAACCAATGGATGACGTATTTCGCTTCGATGCGGTCGAAGTCGAAATTGGAAATCATGTAGTTGGAACCGGGATGATATTTCAGCCGCTTGTAGGCGACCACATTCCCGTACTCGTCAAACTCCAGACCGTCAACAATCGACCCTTCGGGGGTCGTGTTGGGAATGTAGAGGCCAATCGGGGTGGCGATCATTTCCGCCTCGATCAAGCGGAGATCAAGCTGGACCCCGTCAAGGGTTGGATTCGTGACGAACTGCGCGAAGGCTTCGCCGTCGATCAACCGCGATTGGCGCATCGTTCGCAACTTGGCCGCGAGTTTGATTCGATGCCCCCAGCGCGAGAAGGCCCGCTCAACGGCGCGGTCTGCCTCTTGGTTCCCGGTCTGAATCTGGAGGCGCGGGCCCGTGCCGATAAGATCGGAGGCGAGGGTTTCGGTGATCCCCGCCAGATACGAATTGTTCAGACGTTCGTATCGGGCGCGGTTGCGGATTCGTTGCCGCTTGACCGCGGTTAGCGCGCCGTCGAGGGAGTACCAATCCGCGTTGGCCCAATGGGCAGAATCGTCGGACTGCTCCGCGATATCGATGCGCGCCCTGACCCGCTGCGGCTGGGGGGCCTGCGGCGGGGCCTGGGGGACGCGGCGGAAGAGATCGAGGAATCCCATCTAGATCGTCCCCCCGGGCTTGAGGGACGAAATACGGAGCCCACGATAGACGGTCTTCGCCGCAGCCTTTGCGGCAAGGTATTGATCCGCCGCGATTTGATCCGCGAGGGAATGCGCCTCCGCTTCGCCTGCGTCAGTGCGCACGCGCTTGGGAGCTTGGGCCGCGGCTTGGAGTGCGTCGGATACTTCGTCTGCCATGCCCTAAACGGTATGGCAACGCGCGGGAATCCTAGAGGGGGTCTGGCATCAAAGAGAAAGGCCCGGGGGCATCGCTGCGCCCCGGGCCTTTAGTGCCGACCGTGGAGGGAGGCTAGGTCAGTCAATCGCGGGATTGGTAAAGAAGGCAACGTAAGCGCCGCCGCCCGTTACCCTGCCGATCCAATTCCCGGTTGCCGTGTCCTTGACCCTCGCCCCCGAAAACCCTGGAACGAGCGCGAGGACCGTAGCGCGCCAAATATCATCCGCCCCCTTCCGCGGGGCAGTGACCGGGCTACCGATCCCCGACAAGAGTTGCCACGAATCGCGGGCAGGATCGTAGAGGAAGATTGGGGGGCGCTTGGATGGTTCAGCCATAATGGGTTCCTTTGGTTGTGGTGTTGCCAGAGCCTAGCCGTTGATGTTTTCCCCGCTGGCATTGAGAACGTACCAGGGGCGACCGGGGTAGTTCTGCTCCGCGTAATCGTTCGCGGCATCGTCTCCCGCAGCGGAGAAGGTTTCCAAAACCTCAAAACCGCCCGTGGATTCAATCACAAAAGCGACTTTGTAGATTCGCTCAACGCGACCCAAAAACGCTTTGCCCTGAAAAAACCAATGCCCTAGTTCGTCTCTTTCGTAATCGGCTGCGTCATTGGCTTCCCACTTTTCGGATGTGAAGGCCGGTCCCGGGGAGTTGTGGGTAGCGGTGAACGTCATCACATCGACGGTTTCGCGGTTGGTGGTGATTCGATGGGTTGGGCGAAAACTTGCGGTCGTCGTCCTGTCTCCTTGCGCTGGCGTTCCGCAGCAAGCGCAGCGCCCGCTTTCGCATGGGCCAAGGGTTGCCTCCGCGGAATCAATCGCGGGGCTATCGCACTCCACGCAGCCTGGGCAGTACGCGGAACCGTCAAGCCAATACCAATCGGTCTTTGCGGTCATCGTCTTTTCTCCTCGTTGGTGTCCTCGCTCCCCAGGCAACGCGCCGGGGGAGTATACGGTTGGGGCGGGTCAGCAATCCCACATTGCGTTGAACAGGTCGATAGCGGCAACAGCCGTTTTGGAAGCCGCAGGAAGGATGGATTCGTCTTGGTTTGCCAGCCATTGCGCGATGTAGGCAAGTCCAATCATTTTGCAGATTTCATTTTTCAGGCAGATTCGGTACTCCCTGCCAACTGCCTTGTTTGCGGCTTGGGCAAGTTTTTCAGCGTTCATCGTCGCGGTTCCTTTGTTCCTAGTGGCTGGGCCCCGGGGGCGAAATTGCCCCCGGGGGGGTAGGGGTCAAGCTCCGATGTAGTGGTAGTAGCCGCGGCTTCCGACAACCCAGGTTTCCTTGCCCTGCTGGTCGTTAGCCTGAATCATTTCGTGCCCGCCGTAGTAGAAGTCCATCCCCGCAGCGATCTCGTTCGCGGTCTGCTCGTTGTCGCAGACGATGGGACGAAGGGGGTACTTCCAGCCGCGGGGGTCTTCGAGAACTTTGAGAACATCCTGAACGAACTGGCTGGGGGTGGTGATCGTGCTAGCGTTCATCGTTTCGTTCCTTTGTTTGGGTTGTCCGTCCGTCTCTGCCCAAAGTATACAGTCGGATATTGTGGGGTCAAGGGGTGAGGAAAAGATTTTTTCGGGGGAGCCCCCGGAGGCCAGATTGCCTCCGGGGGGGGAGGGGGTCAGACAATCGAAACCTTGCGGCGGAAGTTGCCGTGGAGGTTGTCCAGAGCTTCGGAGTCAATCTCCCCGTTGAGCGTCACGCAATCCCAGCGGATGACCGCGGCAACCGTTTCGATGGTTGCCACAACCGGGCCAAAGTTCTTGAGCCCGTAGCCAAACAGGATCGAGGTGTCGATCTTGCTCAAGTCGGCATCGCTGCGGGCAATCTTCAAAGCGGCGGAAAGTTCGTTGCGGGTCATGATCTGGTTTCCTTTGGTTGGTGTCCCGTTCGTCTCTGCCCCCTGTTGTATCCAATCGGATAATGTGGGTCAAGGGCTTGAGCAAAGATTTTTTTCTTGCAGGGGATTTCCCCGGGGAAAATAGGGTTATCCGCCCTTGAAATCCGTATGGATCGGCCCGCGTTCAGTTCCCCAAACGGCAAGACCAATCAGCTTTGCCCGAAGATTTTCGGGCTTTGCCCAAGTGCTGTACGGGTCGCCATCTTCTCGGCATGGGTGGATGGTCAACGCATCGGCTTCGGTTTCCGCGGCAACAACGGCAGAAACGTACTCACCCCATCCGACTTCGCCTATCCGTTCGAGTAGGTACAGATTCATGGATTGCCCATTGAGTTGAGAACGTCGGACGGGGCCCAGGCTATTTCCCGCCAAACCGCCGGACTTGGATTTTCCCGCCAGACCCCTTCGGGACGCTCACGGTTCTCCGTTTCCGCCCCGCGGCCTCCGTTGCCGTTGGGTGGACCCCCTGGATGGATGCCGCGACGGCGCAGCCCACAAGGCAATCGAGCCAATGATTCTCCCGCCCCGCGGCTTTCCACTCGTCTACGATCCGCCCGCGGCCTTCAACTCTCACGGGGTACTCGCTCGTTAGATG